ATCTCAACATAGTTTGAACCTGATTTAACGACTTGCGTATCTACGGTACAGTTTGAAATGTAGGTGTTACCAGACCCTGTAATGGTCAAATTGGTTAACTTGATACCACTAACACGAGCCGCAGCAGACAGTGTCAATGTTCCAGCAATTTGCGTGTTAGCACCAGTAAGTTCAGAGGTTGCAACTGTTGTGTTTGCGCTTGAAACTGTAGGGCTTTCGCTATAACTTCCGGGGTGAACAATAACAGTATTTCTACCTGCACCAATCAAAGTCAACGCTTTGGTAATTGTCAACACGGGGTTGATTAAAGTGCCGTCACCTGTAGTGTCGTTTCCGTCTTTGCCAACGTGAATCTCATTTGCGTAAATGGTGTAATTTCCTACCGCCCTATTTGTACCACCATTAGCAACGGGAAGAGTACCTGTCAGGTTAGAGATAGCGCTGGACGCGACCTTGATGAAGTTCGATCCGTTCCACGCCATCACCGCTTTTTCATTAGCAGCAAACGTAACCGCCGTCCCGCCAGATCCTTTAAACGAAAAGGTGTACGTGCCCGACAGGTTGTGAACAACGTAAACTTGGCTTGCGGCGGGGACGGTCAACGTGAACCCATTCGCGTTAGGGGTTACGTTTAAGATGGCATATTGTGACGATGATCCAGTAAGTGCTGAACCAGTGGACCTAGTTAGCGAAGCATCTCCGGTCAAAGAAATAGCGTTAGACCCAGCAACCGCTGAATCAACGTAATTGGTTAGGTAGTTATTAACCGTATCGCCCCAAGTGCCAGACAGATCCCCCTGTACTGGAAGCACGAGCCCAAGGGATGTAGTGTACGAAGATGGCATGACCTAGTTCCAATTTGGTGATTGTGGGTTGCTGATTGGCACCCAGTTGGGGTTCTGCGTTGTGCCTATTGTATTCCAATTTGGTGTTTGCGAGTCGTCAATTGGTTCCCATGCAAGCCTTGCTGTCATTACTTCTGCGCCGGTAGCCGCTTCAACAACGGCAATACCAAAGGAACCAATGTTTGATGCCGCATCCTGACCAGCGGCAGATTCTACAACCGCAATATTAAACGTGCCGTTGATACCAAGCGCATCTAAGCCAGAAGCAATCTCGTTGATGATGGCTGTGTAAGCCAAGGCGTTTGTACTAGCGTCTGCGCCCGAAGCCGACTCAGATACGGTCAGAGTGAACAGGATATTGGCAACAGCAAGATCTGCGCCCGCAGCGGTTTCGGCAACGCTAGCCAAGAAGGTAGCAATAGAATCTACGGTATCAACGCCGCTTGCTGACTCAGACACGGAAATATCAAATGTGCCGGTGCTGCTTATGGAGTCTAGTCCCGCCGCCGTTTCGGCAACGTCTAAAGTAAACGTGGCTGTAGCGGAGACAGCCTCAACACCACTCGCCGTTTCGGTAACGGCAACAGAAAAGAAAACATTTCCTGATACAACATCCAGCCCAGCGGCGGTTTCGGCAATCGTCCCAACAAAAGAAGCAACAGAGTCTGCTACATCAGCTCCCGCTGCCGACTCAAGGATGCTGCTACTAAATGAAAACCCGCCGTTTGCTAAATCCGCCCCCGCCGCTGATTCAATGATGTCGCCGCTATATACAAAACCAGCAGGCGCAATCACAGCATCCAAACCGGACGCTAGTTCAGCAATACTTAAACTGAATGTGACAGTGCTAGTGATAGCATCCGCGCCAGACGCGGACTCAGTGACCGACGAATCGAATGCTAACCCACCGAGTATTTCATCTAACGATGACGCCGCTTCAGCAATCGACGCAGAGTATGAAAATCCAGCAGATACAGAATCAGCGGCAGAAGCAGCCTCGGAGGTGTCTGCCGGAGGGAGCTTGGTTATGGTGTATTGGAGGACGAGTAGTGGTTGCCCTGCATACGAAAAAGACGGGACAGCAGCATAGGCCCCGCAACCTCCACCGTAACTAGGCACGCCGGGGACACCATAGTTTGTTGCGGTAAGTGCCGCATTACCGCCACCGCCCCCAGAGGGACCATATTGCGTGCCTGTTCCAGAGTCAGTCCAAATGGCTTGCATTGCACCATTACCGCCGTTTGTGCGATTAGTGGTGTTTTTGCCGCCCCCGCCTCCTCCACCGTTTGATCCATTACCACCATTAGTTGTAGTAGTCCCGGCTGCGCCGCCGCCAGAGCCATTAGTACCCGCGCCACCAGCACCTGCAACCGTTGCGGCAGTGGAGTTTCCTCCCGCCGTGGAAGACCCGCCGTTTGATCCACCACCGCCGCCGCCTGAACCAGAAGAGTTAGCGCTACTAAATACGTTACCACCATTTTTGCCAGCGCCGTTTGGTCCGGCAGCGCCGCCGCCACCGCCTCCTTTGTTGATGGTTGTGCCGCCACCATTGCCGCCATTGCCACCAGAAAAAACCTTGCCAACTTCACCTACGGATGACGATGCTTGTCCGCCAGTAACAATGCCGTTAACGGCACCATTTGCTAAAGCGCCATCTGTAGCGCTACTTGGCGCGGAAGAGCTAGATTTATTAAACCAAGCGTCAGAACTTCCATAAAACCCGACGCCAGAAGAAGTAAAATAATTTAAATAGTAAGCAGCCGTGTTATTTAACGTGCTTACATTGACAGTCGAGCTAGCATACGCCCCGCCTCCGCCTCCAGTCCAAGTAGAACCGGAGCCAATGCTGCCACTGCCAATCGCATGAATGGTTACGGTTTCTACGCCATAAGGAATACGCCAACGGCTTGGGGTACTTACATTGGTTGGGCCGCTTTCATTCAATACTTCTGTATACGAATTTCCAATCGTCACTGCCGGGGTGTAGGTAATGAGGATAAGACCCTGACCGCCGGGGCTTCCACCGCCGCCGTAGTTGACACCAGCAGCCCCATAAATTACAGGCGTGCCACCATTTTCCCCTAATGCTGGCCCTCCAGCCCCACTACCCAGACCATAAGTGTTACCCAGATAATCAGTCCAAATTATCTCGGCGCTACCAGCAGCCCCCGCTGCGCTGCCAGTATTTGCCCCACCGCCACCACCGTTTGTCCCCGCAGTTGGAGAGGACCCGCCAATTCCTCCGCCAGAACCAAAACGGTTGTTTCCCCCATCTATCCCAGTGGCCGCAGACCCATTATTGGCTGCGCCGCCGCCGCCGTTAATAGTAGTTTGTCTACCGTTTTTGCCATCTCCATTAGGACCAGCAGCGCCCCCAAAACTATAAGCGCCCCACGGATCTGGCGGACATGAACTGGTATAACTAATTCCAAATCCAGCCCCTCCGGAAAATTTAATATCTCCAACTCCTGCGCTTGCTTGCCCTCCCGGAGCTGCTATATATCCGCTATTACCCGGAATTTGACCTCCGGGCTTTGCCAACGCTCCTCGGTCAACCTGACCGGCTGTTGGAGGTGTATTGGCGTTTTTATTAAACCAAGTATCAAATGCGCCCGATGTTTGATTCGCCCCCGCTGCTATATTATAGTAAACAAATTGAAGCGGAGTAAACGCATTGCCTTTTGCAACTGAAAACTCAGTGCTAGAGTACGCCCCTCCGCCAACAATCCCTGCGCCGATGCAATGAACTGTTGCTTCTTTACAATCAACTGGAATTCTAAAACGAGTTCCAGATGTTAGGGCGATTGTTACAGTAGGCACTAAATTACTTCCGGCAATACATCTTTAGAAGCCACAATATCAGTTCCGTTCCAGTAATACCCCGGCTTCAATTCTTCCAACCGCCAGCCTTCTTCGACCCAATCATTTGGTTCGGCAACGATCACGCTAACAACCTCACCCTTGTCATTAAACAGAACGCACGTTGTCATTCCTGCTCCCCGGATGGAAACACGTTAATGAATATAGTGTTGTCCACTAACGCCTCGACCTCATGCCACTCGTTCTCTTTGAGGATCACGGGCGTGGTGTTCTTGTCCATCTCTTTGTAAATGTTCTCTTTACGGATGGCGGCTTGACCGGCAACGCACATAGTCAGGTGAGCAAACGTGTGCTCATGACGGGGAAGGCCCTCCCCCGTGTTTGCGTGGTAGACCGAGAACCTTACCTTATCGTAAAGGAAAGTGTAAGTAGGGGGAATGTTCTTCATGCCCCATCCCCTGATTAGGGGGTCGCGTCTAAGCTGAACGTATAGGTCACGTTAAGGGTATCGCTAGAAACCACAGTCCTGCTGCCTCCAGTAAAGTTGGAAGCAGAGAACAAAGTAACAGTTGGGTATGTTGATCCAGTTGCTGCATCGCACAAGAATGCGCCTAGAACCGTACCGCCAGCATTGATTGAAAACGATGCGGGTGATGCGCTGTTAGTTGCAACAGAAGGGTCTGCAGCAGTTGCAGCGGCAAACGAACAGGCTTTCCGGTTTCCGCTGTAACTCGTAAACTCAGTCCAAGTGTGAGTTGCAATCGTGTCGGTTGCTGCGTAGGTTCCAGTGCCGCTAGTTAAACCAATATACCAAGAAGTGATTTTGGTTGCACTATTGGTTAGGCTGTTACCCACCATGTACTGGATTCCATAGTTCATAACCAAATTAGGGTTGTCTTCTTCCCATTTAAGGTCACCGTTCTCGTCGTAGCAAAGAACGTGGAAGCGACCAGATGCGAGCATTTTTTCCATGATTTAAACCTAATTAGAAGACCGAATTAACGCATCTGATGCGTTGTTGGTTGGGAGCGTAATAGTAAAAGTATTATTGGAAACTGTTTTATCAGCCCCAAAATCTAATATTGCAATTGATCGGTTAGCTTTACTTGAGTTATAAATTAGAGCCGCACGGGCGGTAAACGAAGCAGAAGTCCAACTGGGATTAGTAAAACTGACGTACGCCGTATATCCAGAAGAATTAACCGTCACCCCGACAATTGTCGCGCCCCCAGCAGTGTACCCCGCACCCGTAATTTCATTCGATGTAGAGTACGCCGTCGTGGATTCATTTAGCGTAGCATCGCCCGTATACAGCGCGATCTTTAAAGTATCAGTCGTCAGGTTATGAATTGCCTGATACAGTTCTTTTTTAAAGCTAGTTGTCTGGGTTTGGATAATAGGCATTAAATCACCTGCACGCGGGTCTGACCGCTGCGGTACGTATCTTGACGATCTTTACCATCGCCCAGTTGTTTGAGCAAGACTAAGGAGTTGTCGTACATACCCTTGTACAACGCGACCAAATCTGGCTCGCCCTTCATAAACCGGATAGCTTCAACCAACGCGCCATTAAGCAATGCGGAGTCGAAATTATCACCCAACCATGTGGTTCCGGTCGTTACGATTGAATCTGGGTAATAGTAATAGTGCAGCTCGACGTTATAGATGGCGTCGGGGGTCGGTCCAAGAATGAACGACAACTCCGTCACAAGGTCGGAGCGAGGGCCAAAAATAGCGTAGTGAGCAGGGGTGCCGGTGTCGGTGGGGTTGGGGTACGCTTCACGAATAAAGTTAACATCTTTATTAAGAAGAAATGTGTAAGACCCACCCGTGGGGAAAACCGCCATGGAGTACACCGACAAGAAGTCAATTGGACAGGACAGATACGGATTTGATGTCGTAGTGACACCGGTCACGTTCTTACGCAGGTTGGGCAATTGGACCGTGTTATAGATCTTCTGCTCAGCCTGCTTGATGAACATGTTCATATCTGCTGTCTCGAAGGTATTCTCCGTGATGTCAGATATGTACGTGACCAGTTCCGTGTAGTTCATGCCATTGGACCCCGAGCCATCACACCTTTAGTAGCCGCGCCAGTCCCACGGATCTTAATTCCCGTAGTTTTAGCTTTAGCTACTGGGTCTTTATCAATAAACCCAATCCCAATGTCCAACGATTGCAGATTATCAAGGCGAGAGGGTTTACCCGGATCTTCGCTGGCGGACACGGTTTTGCCCGACATGGTGTGGGGTTTAGCGTAGACGCTGGCGGGGCCAACCTCTTTTCCATCGCGCTTCATACTAAATTTAGCCATTATCGCCCCCGTGAACCAGAGCGTTGATTCATAGCGCGGGACAGATTTTTCCCGTACTTCATACGGTCATCCGTAGTAGGGCCACCAGCTTTCATACCTTTAGCGCCCTTGTGCATCCGCTTCTCGTGGGCACGGACTTCGGTGTCCGCAATATCTTTGACTTCCTTCCTGTCCATCACGGACTCCTATGATGTCGTAACCGTTACTGTACCAACGTATGTTGTCGCAACCAAGTAATTAGGTGTTAAAGGATCGACAAACCCTCTAGACCCACCAACCGGATTCCAACCCCACTGAAAAATTCTACTACCTTCTGATGGATAGCCAGCATTATTTATACCGGACTGATAATAGCTAAGATCTCTACGTGGTTCCCGAAGTGCCTGAGGGTCAGAAACCGGATACATGCCGAGCTGTAACTGCGGCTGATCTGGGGTCCAACACTGAGGGCAGACCTTAATGTTTACCAGCTTAGTCTTGACTACTAACTTTTTGAGATCCTTTAATTTATAACGGAATCCGCACAGGTCGCACTCCGCAATGGCTCTCTTGCCAGAGGCAAACCTATTACCCATTAGCTGCTACCGATAAAATACTGCCGTGGTACAAACCGATCCGCTGCTTTTTCCCGATCCTCAGAAGCCGCCATCTGGAACTGATATTCGTACTCAGTCTTGAGCATATCAAGGCGTTGCGCCCCTTCAGGAATCTTCATAGCTACATAGTAGGCCAGCCCTGCGGTAAGGCAGGGAAGGAACCGGAAGTTCACATCAGCCGTGTTAACACCCGTATTAATATTGTCGATCCGACGCAGCCGCCAGTAGACAAAAATATAATAGGGATCGAGGGCTGTACCTTGATCTGGCACAGGCCAGACGGTAATCGTTGGCGTAGCTTGTTTGCGATCAATCCAGACTTGGATAGGTCGAGCTTGGCTAAGTTTGTTTGGGATAGTAGCGTACGTCGATACGCTGATCCGAGTGATGGTCAAGTCCGCCTGAGTGGACGTATTTCCTGATCCAGTACGGATCACATGCTCCATCAGGTCTACCGTGTCTGACGGTAGGTTATATGTCGCGGTTCCCTTAACAAGGTTGATAGTCCCTTGTTCAATGGTCCACATATTAATACCACGATTGGCCCACTCGGCCATCATGATGTTAGCGCTGCGCCTAGCTGTCCGAAGATCGTAACCGGAGCGCATCTCACGACCTGCACGTTCGAACGCCTCTTCAGCGAGTTCCGTGAAGTTCATGTCAAAGTTAGCAATGCCGGATACTGCCATTATCTAAACCTAGCGGTTTTCTTTGCGATTGATTTGGGCTGGGCTACAAACTGCTTGCCCGCTGCCTTACCTGCACGTTTAGCACGGGTTGTTGCGGCGTACTCGGACGGACTAAGACTTTTAATTGCGTCTCCCGGCAAGTACCGTTCTCCGGTCTTACTTGACGGCTTGCCACTCTTGGTGCGCCACTTCTGGTCGCCCCAGTCTTTAAGAGACTGCTGCGGAGGTTTCAATCTCTATACCCCCCACCAGCAGCCTTGTACTTCTTGGCAACAAGTTGAGCTTTACGGGCTGACCATTGACCTGCACCCGTGCCTTGAGTCGCGGCGGCTTTTACTTGAGACACAATCCGTTTACGCAAACCGGGCTTAGTGTAATTGCCAGCTTCATTTACATGACCGCCTTCAGCATACATGGCAACCTCGTCCGGGTTATCTTTACGTTTGATAACCTTTTTTCCCGGCATTTTAGATGGGCTGATAGCGCCCATCCCGCGACTGGACATCATCTTAGCACTTCCCGCCGCCAGCCATCTTGACGTACTTAACCTTAGTGCGGCCACGCTGAGCACAGCCGTCAATCGAGCCACCTTTAGAGTAGCCTTTCATTTCCGCTTTCTCGTGTTTCATCATGGAAGCAGGAGCGCCCTTCTTTTTCATGAAAGCCACTTCTTTGCCAACCATTTCTTTAGACTCAGCCATTTCACCACCACCTTTAAATTTGCGACCTTTATCAGCCGCTGCAAAGTCCTTGCCCACGGACTGGGGGACTCCAGCCTTCTTTGCAAAGGCGGGGCTGTGGGCTACAGCCTCCATAAAATTATGCTGCTTTTTTGAAGTACTAGGCATTACACCATCCTACCTCTAGTTTTGCCACGCTGGGCACAGCCATCTGCGCGACCGACCACGCCACCTTTCTTAAAAGACGGAATCTTGCCGCCTTTTTTATTCTCGTACCGAGCAGGTAAGCCATCATTGGAAAGATCTTTGGCACGGTTACGCTGTTTAGCCCGACCAGAGATGTACTC